CTATATTATATTTATATATTTTTATATGTTTTACCAATACGCATATCACTTACTACATATATCGGAACTTGTCTCTTTTTTGATATAGCCTTATTTGTAAGACCTTTTTTAAAATCTTTCTTTATTTTCTTAACAAGTTTTTTATCAAGGCTAGTTTTAGTTACTTTTCGTCCTTTTCTATTTTTGATATTATAGTATTTAGATATCTGGTACCACCCTTTATTATTGGATATATTACGAATCACCGACATTCCAACACCAGTTATATTAGATATTTCTGACATATCATACAATCCCGATTCCAATAATACACATACAAATTTTATTTCATCATTCGTATATTTCGCCATATTATGCTTCTCACACGCTAGTATTAATCCATCTTCCTTAGCATATGTCGAATTTTCTTTACTAGTAACCCATTTTAAATTAGTATAATGATTATTTGTCTTATCGTTATCAATATGATGAATGATATCATATCCATATGGATTATCTATGAAATATTCTCCAACAAGACGGTGTACACGTTTATGGTAAATTTTTCCATTATGAAATATATTAGCTCGCAAATATCCGTGATTAACTTCATATAGCATTTTTCTAAGTCCGCTTTTGAGTTCTCGATAGACATTACCATGGTTAGAAACAAAATATTTTGTTAATTCACCATTAATGTATATCGGTTTTATAATCTCGCCATCATTTAATTTATTTATACAATCACCTCCAGATTATATTAAATAAATATAGTATAAATAAGAGTCTTGGCTGCTGATTGTCCACTTCGGAGTTCCCAGCAGTTAAAGAGGTTTTTTACATCACATCACTGCGATGGGAGCCATTTCTAGTCTAGCTCCTTCCATTTCTTACCAGTATTATTTGGTCTAATATAATTGGTCATTTCATGCTCTTTAAAAGTATTTAATTTCTCTATATTAGTAGCAGATTTAGCTTTAATCATATCCTGTCTTGCTTTAGTATTTATTTTAATAATCTTAATAATATCATTAAGAAGATTATTATTCATTTTAAAATATTCTTCTAAAGCATTAGTTATTAATTCCTTCATACATGGAACTAATGTAGGACACTGTATCTTCTGCTTAGCATTACCTACAAATCCAACTTGAGCATTAGTAGATAAACTTAATACGCAATATAAGTTAGTTCTACAATCATCCCAAGTTACCTTCAATTTATTCTTTTGAGTATCACTCATAGATTCATTTACTTTACTCTGTATCCATCTACAGTAAGCTTCATCAAATGCATCTAAATGAGAACCATTATCAATAGTATTGGTATAATTACAATATGTATTAAAATTAGCTGGTTCATTATAAGCTTCATTAATACAATAAGAAAATGCAATATCCATATGGATATTCTTTTCTATATCTTCCATATCAACACTAGTAGTTCCATCATCATTCTCTGTTAATACCTTGGTTGCTTCTATTAACTTATTATCTCCATTAATATAACAAACTTCAGTTAAATCTTTCTTCTTTAATCCTGATGGTATTATCTTATTAATTAACTCAGAGAATGATTTGGGTTTAAACTTAATACTCTTTACTACATCCAATCCATCATATACTGTAATAGTTGCTTTGATATTATTCTTCTTTAAATTATTTGAATTTAAATAGAATAATGAGTCAACCCAATTAATTACTTCATCTATAGGTAATTTTGCATCACTACCCATATATTTTTTAGATACTCTGAATTCTACTGTAGTACCTCTTAATCCTTTTTTATTCTTCTCTATTTTATCTTCTACTACTACACCCTCATTAAATTCTAATGTGTGTATAGTACTCTCTTTATCTCTATAAGCTATTACTTTGAAATAATCTGATAAGGCATTAACCACTGTCATACCTACACCAAATTCTCCACTACTATCTACTCCAGCACTTCTAGCAAATTTACTACCACTTTGGAGTGTAGTCATAAATATCTTCATAGAGTATTTACTCTCATTAAAACTTCTTCCATTATCAGATACTTTAAGAATATCTGTATTTATATCATAAGATATATCTATTGTATTACCAGGTGATTCGGGATCAATACATTCATCAAAGTTATTTTGAATAATCTCTCTCGCTAAATGAAATGCACCTTGTTCACCATATTCATTAATATACATATTGGTCTTTACTTGTATCTTTTGAATATCATTTTCAAGGTGCATTAATTCTGTATCATTATACATAACATATTCCTTTCTTATTTTGTACTTATTTTTCTGTTAAAATAATAATATTATTATATACGATGGGGTATTCGCGGTTATTATAATATTATTAAACAAAAAAATATAGGGTATACGATTTCTCGTATACCCATATATAATAGAAAAGATAATAATTAATTACATGGAACCCCAACTTCCGTATGCATCCGATGATGTTCCACCACCATTACCTTTATTCTTTTTCTTATTCTTCTTTCCACCCATTATATTAGACTGCTTTTCTGCAATCTTTCTAATCTTCTTATAACGCTTCTTATATAAGCCTAATAATACTCCAGTCTTAGAGAATAAACCAAGCATTTCTTCCCCGCTGTTAGTTGCAACAGATAAGAACTTAGCTTGATCATTAAGTTCTTTCATATTATTGATAACTTCTTTGAGATGATCGTTATCATAGAACTGAAGTGGAATCTTTGAACCACATCCTCTACAAATTGCATAGTCACCAACTACATCAATATTTGGGACTTGCTTTCCTTTCTTATTTATTCTCCAATGTGGACAACTATCTTTAGCTGTCTTTGTTTCTTTCTTATCTTTACCTTTAATCTTACCTTTCTTATTAAGCATTGCAGTTATCTTTGTTACTAATTTGCTTTTCTCAGCCATCTCTTATTTCTCCTTATTAAATGAAAACTTTGTTATTTAGTTACTCTAAAATAATATATAGTTGATTTTCTTATTCAGTTTTATTTACCCTTAATACACTTAATCTTATATGTATCTGGGTGGTATACAAAGACATATTCTATTCCATATTTCTTACAGAAATCTGGTGGTAATTTCAAATCACATATAGTGATTGCTTTTATATTCTTCTTTGTTATTTCTTCCAATATCACTGAATTTAATTCATCAGTAATATGATATAATGAATTATCATCAGATAATAATAACACTACAGACTTCTCATCATAAGTACTATTATCTAAAATACTATTTGCTTTCTCATCACCTTCTCCAGCATTAATAAATATTCCTATAGTAGGAATAAATCTCTTATTGAAAGTGATACCGAAATGCTTGGTCTTTACTTTATTCTTAACTCTTAAAGAATCATAAACCTCTTTAGCTTCTGATAATTCATCATTATCTAATTCTTTAAATACCACTTTAGGTTTATTATTCTCATCTACACCTATCATAATATTATGATAAGTATCTTTATGAATATCTCTCAGAGTTAATTTAATCAATGCACTATAAAGTGAAGTATACTGAATAGCACATCCCTGATATTTATTAAAAGACCTGAATGTCTGACAAATATTAACAGCTGTCTGATTAGGAAGATTATAAGAAATCAATTCATAATCATCTGGATTAAAGCTAATATAAGCAATATGATAATTTACTTTATTATCACCTTCTCTTTCGCTTAATTTAATAGCTGTTAATTTCATATTCTTATTACTATTAGAGAATTTAATATCTTTACAAAGCTCGTAACCATATATTGATACTGGAATTTCTCCATCAGTAATTTTTAGTTCATCAATAGGGGAGCAGATTTTATCTACTCCACCACCTAACTTTACTTTCTGTCTCAGAGCTCTACAAGAGATGAAATCAGAATTATATTTATCGGTATACAGTGACCATACATGTGGTTCAACCGGATTACCGATTACTATATCATACAACATAAATCGCACCTCTTATAAATATTTCTTAATAGACTCATCGTGACTAAGCATGGCATTAATCACCTTTGTTATCTTAGGATAATCATCAGGAACTAGTGTAGATAGATTATATCTTCTATTTCCATCTTTACCCTGAGCATCATCTCTTTTTCTACCATTAACATATACATTGATGATAGACTTAATGGCATCAGACTTTAATCCTTCCATAACTTTAAAACACCATGAAGAAATATCTACATAGAGAGTCTTCTGAGCTTCTGTAAACTTACTGAATCTTTCTTTTCTCTCTAATAGTGCAAATGTAATAAACATCGGATAATATTCCTCGTCTGCAATTAATTCCATTATAGTATCAAATGGAACTGCTACACCCTTTGTGTGTTCGTATAAGCAATCAAAGAATGATCTAATCCTGAAGAACTGAGAAATTCTTAATGCTTCATCACAAGGAATGATTGATAATACATCTAATGATGTAGCAGCATCAATTCCCGCTTTAGCAAACTTCTTTAATCTCTTCTTAAGAATTACCTGAAGTAATTCCTGAATATCTTCCATGTTATATACTTCTGCATTTTTATCTTCTGCCAATCTCTGATCATTTAACTTCTTAGCTTCAGAAAGAATTTCATTTATAATAATAGGAAGAAGTTTGATATTCTTAATCTTATTATTCTTTACTTCCTTCTTTAATGCTTTAATGAAGTCATAATCAGTAAGCTTCTGATAAATCAGAGTCTTTACTTCCTGTACATTTTGCTGTTGTAAGTGACCATACTTAACAACAAACTCTATCACATCGGGAAGTAAATCTATCAGAGACATATAATAACTCTGCTTTACTTCTTTCTTACTATCATAGAAATTTGCATTTTCTTTCTTATACTTCTTATAAGACATTTTTGCAAATTCCTTTACATCGTCATTGATCTTAATATTCTTTGACTTTGTTTCGTTTCCCATTCGGAACCTCCTAATTAAAAAATAATTTTGTTTTGTATAATAAATCAACAACTTAGATTTTTTATACTAGCATCATTTACAAAGATGTAGATAAGCTGATAAATTATTATCAGCTTATCCATTATAATATTAATTTTCTCTATGTCTTTTAAATATGCTCTTAAGATCTATAGTTGTTGCTCTATCACTATTATTCTTTTCATCAGATATTTTTGATGATAAAGAATTGAGCTGCACATTATTAATTGCATTTTCCGATTCCATAATCTTCTGCTTTGATTCTATTTCATCAATTCTATCAGAAATTATGTTAATCTTATCATTGACTGGTGTTAATCCGCTCGCGATCAAGAATGCATTATTTGGCATCTTTCTATCTTCATTGATATATATATGACTAAATGAATGAATTGGATCACCCATAAAGTCTCTTATCTTTGGTATATTATTATCAAAATCTTCAGCCAATACCTGAGAGATATTGACAATAATACCTGATGCCATAATCTTCTTATCTCTCTGAGATTCTACATGAGAATTCTTCTTGATATCATTTATGAGCATTTCTTCTATACTCATATTATCAATATCCTTCTCATTAAAATCTTCAGCTTTAGCAACCATTATTCTACCACCGAAAGATAATAGTCTTTTTGCATCCATATTATCAATGCTATCCAACTTAGTGGTATAATTATAGTTACATCTGAGAATATTAATATCTTCTACTATATCCTCATTTACCTTACCTAATAATTTACATGATGACACTCCGTTATACTTATCATTATCATAAAGCATATAAGTTAAAGTATCTGGAGTATTATACAACTCATTCAAATACTGTAAAGTATTTACATGAGCGGATAATGCTTCTCCATTCACGGGTAAGATACCAACAAGTATTGCTTTAGTATCTGGAAATGTACCAGCAATAATCTCAGCTAATAATGGAGCTGTACCTGATCCAGTACCACCACCTGTGGAACTTACAATAAATACAACATCCAGTGGAGCTATCATGCTTACAATTTCCTGATCTTTCAATAGATTGGTGATTGAATTCTCAAGGTAATCCTTGGCAATTTCTCTATTCTTACCAACTCCTTCCGAATCACCTCTATCGCTACTTATTAATTTCTTCGGTACTGTATCTGGAACTGTCTCCAAATCTTTATCAGATGAGTTTATAGCTATTACAGGAATATTTAACTTTTCCTTTGCCAAACTAGCTACCTGATTTCCAGCGTTACCAATACCAATAATTCCTACTTCCAACATAAATAAATCCTCCTTAATTCTGTTTTGTATGTTGAACTATAAAGTTTCTTACTATACAAATAATATCTATTTCTTATTTGTACTTAAAAATAGTATATAACTTTTTAAGTAAAGTAAAAATATTATATGTACTATTTATAAGTACATATAATATTTATTTTCTATTAATCTATATCAGGTTCTTTTAATGAATAAAATACATTATCATCTCTCTCTAACACAATAATTTTTCTTCTACCACCTTCACCAACAGGGAAACTAATACCTTGAATAGTATTATCGGGTAATTCAAATAATAAATACAAATCATTATTATATTTTACTATAGTAAATATTCCCATATCTTTAATACTTACTTTAGTAATTTTATAATCATCATTCTTAATAAGTTGAGCTAATGATTGCTCATCTATCTTATAAGAAATATTATCCTGATATCCTATATAATTCTTAATACTATCAATATTTAATTTAACTAATTCATTTCTTAAATCATAAATGAATTGAGGTCTATCTTCAAATATATTATCACCAATAATATTAACATCGTCTATTGAGTTATAAATTTCTCTATTATCAGTAATAGAATCTGGTTCTATATCAGTTACCTTTGATGTATACTTGATATCATCGTTAATATCGAATTGTAGTAATCCAGATTCATTATATTTATTAATAATACCCATCATAACACTTTCATCATGTCCAAACATTACAGATGCTGAATATACCAAGAATTGCAATATTTCTATATTATCAGTATTTAATGATTTATAAAATAGCCCAGTGGAAATAGCAGATGGTGTTATTGGCAATGGGGTTAAGAATAAATCATAGATATCTGTTAGTGTATTAAATATTACCATATTAATAGATTCATTATCTATTATTTTCTGTAATATAGTATAAACACGAATTTTATCTTTCAATATATAAAAATAGAATAACTTGAATAATTCGGTATAATACTGCCTAGGAGTAAATTTATACATCAATTTGGGAATAACATGGTATATCAGTTTAAAACTATTAATAATATCTACTATATCCTCTAAAGTTTCTGATGGTTTATTAATAATATCCATTAATTTAGTATTATATGTAATAGCTTTTGATATTATAATATCTGATTTCTCTTTAAGAGGTTTATATTCATCAGATATTGGTAATTTATCTTTAATCATTATAAATCTCGTCTTAGTAGGTAATGATAAAGAATTAGTATTATTTAAAATGAAATTAATGTCATAATTATTTAACTTAAAAAAATTATAATTCATATAAATTCTTCTTTCTTTAATATAGGCTACTTACAAAAAACTAAACAAGATTTCCCTTGTAATCAAACATAACCCTATCAGCAATATTTCCAAGAGGTTTATAACCCCAAGTTATAATTTTCGATAAATTAGTGACTATATCTTTTAAGAAATTGAGTAAGCTAAATCCGTTATTCCCATTATCTTTTTTTGGAATAATACCAATTGCATCTTCCAACTCATGTAATGTTTTACTCACACCATTTATTAATCCATTTGCTTTAACATTATCTGTAGTAATATAATGCCACGCAGCTACTCTAGGTATATTGGTTATTCCTAGAATAATCGCCTGAGTGACTAATACGGTCTTTAATAGATCTGCAAATTTACTATCTTTTAATTTTGTAATTGCATCTTTTACTTTTTGAAGAAATCCTTTAAGTCCTTTTTCTATAGCTGGTAATTTATCATATATTTGAACCTTTTCACTTTTCATACCCAGTAACTTTAATATTTTTTCTTTAATAGCCCTAAAGAATTTTTTAAACCATTCTATTAATCTTTTTATAGCACTATCTTTTTTTTCTTCTACTTTCTCAGTAGTTTCAAAAAAATAATCTGCATTATTATAGTTATTCATATAAATTGAATATGTGTATTCATTCTTACACAATGATTCCATTAATAATGCTGATTTATATTCAGTGATTATTTTATTATATTCATTTTCCATAAGAATCTCAAATTTATTATCATTCATATGTATCACCTTCCGTATATATTTTATTTAAATCATCTATTGTTAAAGTATCTGTATTTTCAACTAGATGAATATAAGTACCTTTATTATTTATTTTATTATCTTTAGCCATTGATAAATATTTTAAGAAATCTTCATTCTTCTTATTTACTATCTTGATATAATTAGTTTCATTATTCATCATTATATCATCTTTAGCTTGTTCTTTTACTTTATCAACATCTTGAATTTTATGATGCATATTTGGATTATCTCCACCATCCTTTATCTCTATCTCCAAATTAAGAGAAGGAATATAAAAATCGGGAATATAAAAATGCTTATTTCCATTATATTCATACCAGTATGTATGAGGAGAAGGAGCCATCAAATCATCTGCATCAAAATTCATTACTCTATCTAAAAATTCTAAGAATGATTTTTCATAACTACCAGTATAAGTAAATTCATGTACATGATCTCTCCATAAGTATTTACCACTAATTTTTCTATTAGCAAGCATTTTCTTTTGTTGTTCTGGATCATCAAGTAATGTTGTTTTACCATACTTACCAATCATTCTCTTTTTAAAGATATCTCTGTATCTTTCTTTACATTTAGGATTATTACAAAATCTATTATATTTATGAGTTATTTTATTCCACGATGTATTATTCTTACATATAATACAATTACCATGATCTTTACCAGTTCTTAAGTAATAAGCAAATTGATCAGGGGTCATATTTTTTGGAATTGATTCAAGATGCTTTTTCTCTAAATGAGAAGTATAATCATCAGGATCATAACAAAAATAATCACAGAACTTGCAATAAATTCTTCTTTTAGAACTCATTGATATTAATCCTTTCTAAGTATTAAAATAAAGTTACCTACATTCTTCTAATATATATATATAGCATTTATTTAATAACAAAAATAAAAAATATTATAAGAATACAACTTAACTTAAGTTGTATTCTTATAATTTTATTATTTTATTTTAATAAGAAACTATCTAGCTGGACCAACCTCATATTTACTAGCTGGTATTAGTTCATATTTCTTTGATGATGTTTCAATAAGATTTATCTTTTCCTGAACATCATTAAGCAATTCAACAGCATCATCCTGAACTTCTCTCCAGTCAGCATCTATAACATTACCGTTACCTTTACTTGATGAACTATCAAGTACATCATCTCTATATCTTGCACTATATCCACCAGTTTCTGCACTTGTTGTAGGGAATATTACTTCTACAGTATCTTTAATATCATTAATAGCATCAACTCTATCATCATTCATCTTTTTAAACTGAGCCGGTGTTAATGTTACAAGATCTGTTGATTTAACAGGACCTTTTGGAGGATATAACTTATTAGGATCCGGCTTAGGATAATTCATATTAACACCACGGTATGGCTTAGAAAAATCTCCCAAAAGTTCTTTCTGCTCTGGACCCTTTCTATTTGAAAGCATTACTCCACCTGCGATTGCTGCTCCACCTACTATAGCAGCACCGACAACCAATTTTTTATGACCTTTTAGCCATTCTTTTATCTTATTAGGCTTTTTACCACTACCCTTTAATGCTTTAAGATCTGTAGCATATTTCTTAATATCTTTAGTCTGGTCTATTGATGATTTCGGTACCTGTATAACACCTTTAAAAGTGGATACAACTTTATCAATCACACCACGTATTGCTGCTGCTACTTTTTTACATAAGTTTGCAACAGCCTCTATTAGTCTTCCAATAATACCTTTCTTTACACCACGAGATGCTTCCTCAGCCTCGTAAAAAGAATATCCATTAATATATGACTCGATGTAAACATGAGTATCTACATTATTGTAGTCATATATAAGTTTATTAATTCTGGCATTCCAGTTCATATATTCATAAACCTTTCATCATTATTTTTTTATTATAATATGGTTTTAACTTTATAAAAACCATATTATAATATCACAAGTGGAAAGGTAATATATACATATGATTATGAATCTGTATGATATGTTTGATAATCAATATGATAATTTTAATAGATTATCATATTATACATATACCGAAAAAACAAAGTATAATTATGACATAGATACTGCTGATAAAGAGATTGTAGAAAAAAAAACTACGCTCATTACTAAATTAGGTATGGTTATAAATACTATATTTAAAAAAATTATAGATACAATACAATCAATTATTGGGAGAATAGTTGGTAAAGAAAATGATATGGTTGAGGTCCCTCAGAATTTTGAAAAAGTTATAAATGAACGAAA